AAAAAAAATGGAGGGTGATTAACTTTGCCCTCCTATTATACTAATTAAATAAATTGTTTAAAAATGAGTTGTAATATTTCACTAGGACGTTTAGAAGGTTGTAAAGACCAAGTTGGTGGCTTAAACGCTATCTACTTCCTAAACTTCGATGACGCTACATACACAATTGACGCATCTACTGAAGAGGCTTCTGTTGTTGAAACTTCTCCAAACGCATACAAGTATGACTTAAGAGGAACTTCTACTTTTGAACAATCTTTGACTTCTAGCCGTGAGAACGGTACTACTTTTGTTGAGCAGACTTTAACAGTTAGCTTGAAAAAACAAGACAGTACTACTCACAAGGAAGTTAAGTTATTAGCTTACGGTCGCCCTAAGGTTCTTATAGAGGACAACAACGGCAACTTGTTCGTAATGGGTCACGAGTATGGCGCAGAAATGAACGCTACAGTTTCAACTGGAGCTGCTATGGGAGACAAATCAGGNNTACTTAGGTAGGGCTTTTTTTCTTTACAATAGCACTACACTGCAGCAAACAGCAAAACAAAACAGGTTGTATATTGTTTTTAAATAAAGGTAAAACATTATGTTATATTACTCAGAATCAACAGATACAACATTCTACGTCAACACTAAAATTGACGGTGGTCTTGATGTTGATATCAAGGTAAGACAGGAAGGTAACGAAGCCTACGACATAGAAGCGACTACAGGACTTAATGATGGCGGCTACTATCAATCAATCACCTTATTAGCGGACACTATTGAGGATAACCTAATAGCCAACACTACTTATGACTTTTTCATCTATTCAGGTGATATTCTAGTGTACACTGATAAACTAGGATACAAACTAACAGGGGGTGACGTTGAGTACGTTTCACCTACCCAAACAAATAACGACTTTACAATACTATAACTATGAACTTAAACTTTGTTAACTTATCAGGCTATGAGATGCCTAAGGCCATTGAGGACAAGCGTAAGGAGTGGGTTGCTTATGGAGAGGATAACGACTACTATTCGTTCCTTATAGACTCCTATTTGCAGTCAGCTACTAATAACGCTGCTATACGTTCAATCTCAGACAATATCTATGGAGAAGGTATATGTATTGATGGAATGGAAAAGGACAGCCCTGAGGTTAAGGAGCTTCGTAAATTTATCTCACATAGAGACCTTAAAAAGATTATCCTTGAACGTAAGATGTTAGGCCAAGCTGCTATACAGGTTATCTACTCTAAGGGTGGTAACGACAGGAAAGTAGTTAAAGTTAAACACTTCCCTATACATACGCTAAGGCCTGAAAAGATGGACGCTGAAGGTGTTATCTCTGCATATTACTATCACCCTAACTGGGCTGAAAAGAAACGCACAGATAGCTTGAAACGTATTCCTACATTTGGTAATTCTACTGAGAAGATAGAGCTTTATATACTTAAGCCTTATGTGTCTGGATACGATTACTTTTCTCCTGTAGATTATTCTGGTTCTTTACCTTACGCTGAGCTTGAGAATGAAATTTCAGACTACTTACTTAATGAGACAAAGAACTCATTCAGTGGTACTAAGGTTATTAACTTTAACAATGGTGTGCCTGACTTAGAGTCTAGAGATGCAATCACTAGAGACGTTAAAGGCAAACTTACAGGTTCAAGAGGCCAAAAGGTTATTGTTGCTTTTAATGAGAATAAAGAATCTGCTACTACTGTTGAGGATATATCTTTGAATGACGCACCAGCTCATTATGAGTATCTTGCTACGGAGGCTATGCACAAGATTCTAGTAGGCCACAGAGTTACATCTCCTATGCTATTAGGTATAAAGGACAACGGTAACGGATTAGCCTCTAACGCTGATGAAATTAAGACCGCTAGTCAACTATTTAACTCTACAGTTATAGCTAACTACCAAGAGGAGCTGATTGACTGTCTGAGCGAGATTATGGAGCTTAACGGAGACGTTCCTGAGATGTACTTTATAACATCACAGCCTATTGAGTTTACTACTGAAAACCAAGAGGAGAATACATACGAAGATAAGGAAGCTCCAGTGGTGAAAGAAGATGCTGAGAAAGAAGATGACACTAAGCTGTCTGCTGACTACCAGCTATCTGTTGACCCTAAATTCATTCAGGACGCTCTAGAATTATATAACGAGGCAAAAGATGTGTAAAACTGTAAACGGTTTGGCTGATATATTCCTATACTTGGAAAAGATAGGTGAGGATATCGACTCAAATGAGTGGCACTTAGCAGACGCTAGAGTGGACTTGAATGAGACGGAGGACGAAGATATTGAGGCTATGCTAAACAGTACTCTAAACGTAGCTCTATCTATTGCAGATACTAGACGTAAGGACAGCGTACAGGATTCTGACTTCATAAAGGTTCGCTACAGATACGCAAAAGGTTCTAGAAAGAACGGAAAGAAGGGCGCAAGCTCAAGAGACTTCTGCAGAATGATGCACAGAACAAAAAAAGTATTTCGTAAAGAGGATATCCTTAAGATGCAAAAAGACGGAGTTAACTCTAGATTAGGTCACAATAAGCAGCCCTATTCCATTTGGTTACACAAGGGAGGGGTTAATTGCTACGACACTTGGGAGCGTGTTATATACATTAAAAAAACTAAAAAAGACGGTAATCCATACGGAGGAGATGCTTTGAGAGGTACTTATAAAACAACAGTAGGAAAAGCTAAAAAACAAGGCTTTGACCCTAAAAGAAATAAATACAAAAATAACAAGCGTGTGGCTGAGGCTCAAATAGATAGAGCTGACAAAGGACATCACCCTTCATATTCAAAAAAGAAATAAAATGGCAAAAGCATTATTCATATCAAAGAGCGACCTAGTTAAGCAGACACCACTGTCAGCTAATATAGACTTCGATAAGGTGTCACACTTTATTCAGATAGCTCAGGACATCCACGTTCACCAACTACTAGGCTCTAAGCTATACGATAGACTGCAGTCTGATGTTATTGGAGGTACGCTTACTGGAGATTACTCTACTCTTGTTTACGACTACATTAAGCCAACCTTAGTTCAGTATTCATTTATGGAATATCTACCATTCAGTCAGTACACGATATCTAATAAGGGTGTATTTAAACACACCTCAGAGAACGCTGCTCTACCTACTGACAAAGAGGTTGACGCTATGCGTGACGCTGCTAGAGATACGGCTCAGTACTACGGAAAGAGACTAGTAGATTATCTACGTCACAATGACAACCTATATTTAGAATACAACACGAATACTGATGATGATGTAAGACCAGCAAAAGACATAACCTTCGGAGGTTGGAATATATAAAACTCTAAAAAATGGCACTACAAGACATATATAAAAAAGCTAGCTTAGTAATGAAGCCAGCAGCTATGAAAGAAGGTAAGCTTTACTCTCAGCAACCTCATTCAGGTGATGGGGATTTCACATTCTCAAGAGCTAACGGCACTCAGACTAGAATAAACAAACACGGTCTCATTGAGGCTGTAGCTGATAACACTCCACGCTTAAGTTATGAGTTAGATTCTAACGGTAATGTCAGTGAGTGTCCGCACCTGCTTTTAGAGCCTAGTAGGACTAATTTACTCAGTTACTCCTCAGATTTCTCTAATTGGTCAGACTCAGGGGTTACAGTGACGTCCAATGACACTTTAGCTCCAGACGGAACTCAATCCGCTGACAAACTAGTATCTAGTGCTAATAACTGGAGAAAATCTAAAAGCTTTACAGCTGTAAATGAGACTACATATACAGCTAGTATATTCGTAAAACTAGATACTAATACTAACACAGATACAGTACAGCTAGAAATTTTTAAAGGTTCTTCTGGGTTAGTTTGCGGCTTTAATTTATTTAACAAAACAATAACACAAAATACAGGTTTAACAGATGTTTTTATAGAAGAATACCCAAACGACTGGTATAGAATAGGCGGTACATATACAGCTAACGGCACTACCAATATAATTTATGTATACCCTAGTACGGGTTATTCTGTAAGCGGAACAGCATATTTTTGGGGTGCACAAGCGGAAGCAGGAAGCTACGCTACAAGCTACATACCAACAGAGGGTTCTGCAGCTCAAAGAGAGCAAGACAAATGCTTAAATGGAGGAGATGTAAATTTGTTTAACGATAGCGAATGTACTTTATTTTTAGATATTGAAAACTTTAGCGGAAATACAAGGGAATTAACTTTAAGCAACGGAACTTCAAGCAATAGGGTTGCAATTATATTTTATGGGGCTAGTAATGTTATCCGTTTTTATGTTGCAAATAGTAGTGGTGCACAAGCGGACAGCATCTTTACTTTATCATATACTTTCGACCAACGAAATAAAATAGCTTTTAAATATAAACAAAACGATTTTAAAGCATACATAAACGGTGTACAAGTATTTTCAGACCCAAGTGGTAACACCCTTATAGGTTTATCGAGATTTGATTTTGCAACAGCTTCTGCTGCTTCTAATTTTATTGAGGGTAAAATACACCAAGCTATGATATTAAACGAAGCACTATCAGACAGTGAACTTATAGAATTGACATCATAATGAAAGACCACGAACAAGACTTTAGAATAACACGGCTAGAGCAGGAGGTCGATTTCTTTCGTAAAACTACGGAACAATCACTTGTTGAGAATGGCAAGAAAATGGATAGAGTAATCAGTGTACTCGAGAATGATGACTCAATAGGTAAGATAGGCTTAGTTAAGAAAGTTAATGAGCTAGAAAACAGATTAATATCTCTAAGGAATTTTATAAGAGCCTACAAGTTAGCTATTGCTATGTTGGCTGGTTTATTTACAGCTATAGGTTCTGCAGTTACCTACTATATAAACTACCTAAAACAATGAGATTAACAAAGAACTTCACTAAAAGAGAATTTAAAAGCAAAGACGGTGCTGCTATGCCTGATGATGTTTTTGCTAACATAAAGGAGCTAGCGTCCAATCTACAAGTGCTCAGGGACTTCCTAGGAGAGCCTATACGTATAAATAGTGCCTACAGGTCTCCAGCTCACAATAAGGCCATAGGAGGAGTTAAAAACAGCCAACACGTTTTGGGTAGGGCTGCAGATATAAAAGTTAAAGATATAGAGACTAAGGACTTGTATTTAATTATAGACTCCTTGATATTAGACGGTAAAATGAAAGACGGAGGATTGGGTTTGTATGACACATTCGTACACTACGACATACGAGACTCTAAGGCACGTTGGGACTATAGAAAGTAGAAATTATGAATAAGAAAGACGGTACAAAAGTAGGAAACTTCTTAAGAAAAATCAACTTCTCAAAGGCCGCAGAGGTTGTTGGTAGCTTGGTTACAGGTGACATAAAGTCAGCTATTGACGTTATATCCAACAAAGATAACGGAATGACTCCAGAAGAGAGAGAGTTCGCTCTTACTGTTATGAAGCTAGATATTGAGGAGATGGAAAGCGTAACAAGACGCTGGGAGTCTGACAATCAAGCAGATAGCTTTCTAACTAAGAACGTGAGACCACTTAGCTTGGTGTTTCTTACTGTAGCTACTGTAGTTCTTATCTACTTAGACAGCTTTAATGTATCTATAGAAGTTCCTTCAGAATGGATAGAGCTTCTTAAATCTCTATTGTTAGGTATATATATCGCCTATTTTGGGAGTAGAGGTATCGAGAAGTATCGTAATATCAAATAAACATAGCTCAGGCCTGACAGGGTAACGGAGAAAACTTCTCAGGTTTTCACTACACTTTTACTAAACATCACTTCTACTAAGCTTTATGTCTTTAGTATTAAACACTTTTACTAAGCATTACTTTTTCTGTAGTAAGCTTAAAGTATTATGTTTTTTATTATTTGGCAAAGTTAGTGTTTTTTTTTGACATAGCAAAGGGTTTTCTTAGTTTTTTTTAGTTACAATGCTTATTTATATTGTTTTTAAATAAAGACCCTTATTAACGTTTTTTTATGCCTGTTCACATTAGGGGGTTTTAGTGGACAGGCTTTTTTCTTTTATGGCACGCAAAGTTAAACTATCGACACTAAAGAACAAACTGGATAAGATATTCAGTGAGTACATCCGCCGTAGAGATGTAGATGACCACACTGGTTTTGGTAAGTGTATTGATTGCGGCCGTGAGACTCCATTCGCTGAGGGTGACGCTGGTCACTTTGTAGGTCGTAGGCATTTATCTACACGCTGGGATGAGGATAACGTACATTTTCAGCATAGATACTGCAATAGATTCCTTAATGGGAGACAGTACGAATACGGTCAGGCCTTGGGAGATAGAGCTGATGAGCTTATACAGAAGTCACATCAAGTAGCTAAATTTGACGCTACTCACTTACAATACCTTATAGATATATATAAGGAGAAGCTTTCTGAGCTTAAAAAAAATCAATCTTTTTAGTATTTTTATTTGCATAGTATTTTTATTTGTTGTATGTTTGCATCAAATAATTACAACAATGACTACATTGACAGTTAAACAACTACACGAGAGAGCTGAGGATAAGATAGGAGCTCAATTACTGGGACGCTA